TATTCGGTGCGCGTTGGTGGTAAGTGCGACGTTATCGCAGATGGCATAACAGCGAACTGGGGGAATGATGGCATCCAAGAACCCAAGGTATGCGAATGGGTCGAGACGGCGCGATATAAGGGCATGGCTCAAGTCCAAGGGCGACCCGTGCCACATATGCGGGCAGCCGATTGATTACTCGCTGCCTGCGGGTGACCCTATGAGCTTCGAAGTGGATGAGATAGTTCCTGTATCAAAGGGTGGAAGCCCGATAGACCGTGGCAACGTCGCACCTGCGCATCGAATCTGCAACCAGCGAAGGGGCAACAAGCCTCTATCGGTTAGGACGATCAAGCCCGTTTCGACAAGCCGGCAATGGTAAATAACATGCATTCTAATATGGCATCATTCGAGGACCCTGGGGGTATGCCCTCCCTAATGCCACAGGCTATCCCGGGGGCATAGCGCCTATATCCCCCCGAATGTCTTTTTTATCAAAAGGAGGCGTTGCAAGGCTTGAGAATCGATGTCATAAAGCACTGCGCGCGCAATTCAACGCACAACTAATAGCAATCAAAACCGCCATAGAGCGGTTTTTTTATTTGGGTGGTGAACGATGACGAGATTGAGAAAGCCGAAGTCCATATCGGACAACAAGTTCAAATCCGCTAAATGGGATGAGCTGACTTCGGGTCGCAACTTCTCGAAGTCGGATATCCCATCGCTTGAAATGCTGTGCCAATGGTACGCGATAGTCAACCAATGCAACGACGATATGACGTATTCGGATGGAGTCCAAGTCGTCTACCAAAACGACATGGGAGATATCAAGGCCCTGCCGCAAGTAAACATGCTGAAACAAGCATCTGCGGAGATACGGGCAATCAACAAGCAGCTGGGTATCAACGACCATCCGCAGGATAAGCCGAAAGCGAAGGTGACACCTCTTGCCGTCATCCAGGGGAACCGTGCGAAGAGGAGCGCAGCTTCCTCGAATTCGGCTTGAGCCGAAATACACGTACACAGACGGGTTGGATGCTGCAGACCTCGCAGAATCGTACGGAATGCGGCCCGACCCATGGCAGAAGATGCTTCTCGAATGTTGGATGGGCCGTGACTCGGATGACAGGTTCACATGCACCACATGCGGCCTTGCAGTTCCCAGGCAGAACGGAAAAAACGCCGTTCTGGAGATGCGGGAGCTGTACGGCATAACCGTAAACGGGGAAAGCATCCTGCATACGGCCCATGAGGTGAGGACGGCAAGGAAGGCGTTCAACCGACTCGCATCTTTCTTTTCCGACTCGGTGCGGTATCCGGAATTGGCCGATATGGTCGTTTCGATAAGGAAGACGAACGGACAAGAAGCGATAATCCTGAACAACGGAGGGCAAATCGAGTTCTCCGCACGTTCGAAGGTCGCGGCACGTGGCTTTACCGTCGATGTAATGGTTCTCGATGAAGCGCAAGAGCTCACTGACGAGCAGTTGGAAGCACTTATGTACGCTATTTCTGCTTCGCCGAATGACAACCGGCAGATGATATACACCGGAACGCCACCAGGGCCGACAAGCCCCGGCGAGGTGTTTCCTCGCATAAGGAAATCCGTCATCGACGGAGAAGCGGACGATAGGACCTCGTGGCATGAATGGAGCGTCGAGAATCTGCCGTCTCAGTCGGAGGATAGGATGGAACTTGCCTATCAGACGAATCCGGCGATGGGCATACGCCTTACTGAAGAATTCACGATGACGGAGATGTCGACATCTTCGGCAGACGGGTTCGCCCGTGAGCGCCTTGGATGGTGGTCGGGCCAAGCAAGCCAATCGGTGTTCTCTCCGTCGAAGTGGGATGCATGCCGCATAGACGACACGCCATCGCACGGCAAGATAGCATACGGAGTCAAGTTCTCCCCAGACGGAGCATCTGTCGCATTGTCAATTGCAATAAAGCCGCAAGAAGGGAAGCCGCATGTAGAACTGGTTAACCATTGCTCAATGCGCGACGGAATCGGATGGATAGTGCAATGGCTAGACGACAGGCTTGGAAGTTACGCATGCGTCGTAATCGATGGTAAGAGCTACGCGGGATCGCTCATAGAGGAACTGAATATGATGGGGGGATTTCCGTCGAAGATAATCGTGTCCCCACGCGTCAAGGACATAACGACATCGGCGCAGATGATACTCAATGCCGTAAACGACTCATCGATAACCCATTTCGGGCAACCAGAATTGGATGATTCTGCAAAAGGATGTATCAAGCGAAAAGTTGGGCAAGATGGAAGCTGGGGGCTCGGATCGAGCGATTCAGCCGATTCGACGCCGATTGAATCATGCAGTTTGTCGTACTGGGGAGTAATGACTACCAAGAGAGATCCGAACAGAAAGGTGAGGTTGCTGTGATATACAATATGCCGACTGTCAGCCCATCCAATGCCCTCACATCAGAGGAACTCGCCATGTTCGGCGAATGCCTGGAGAAATGGAATTGCAAGCTATCGCGCAATTACAAGCGAATGAGGTATTACGAGGGTAAGAACAGGCTTCGCAGCCTCGGAATCGCCATACCGCCGATATTCAAGGATGTCGAAACCGTTGTCGGATGGCCGACTAAGGCCGTCGATTACCTTTCATCGCGCGTCCGTTTCGATGGCTTCACATTCCACGGAGGATATACAGACCAGGTTTTCAAGGATGCAATCGAAGCGAACAACCTCCGGAACGGCATATCGCAAGCGACGACGAGCGAACTCATTCATTCTTGCGCGTTTGTGACCCTTTCAAAAGGCGATGTCGGGGAACCTCCAGTGGTTATAAGCGAGTATTCTGCTGTGAATGGTGCTGTTCTGTGGGACTACCGCAGGAAACGCGTCAAGTGCGGGATAACCATTGTCGATATCGACAAGCAGCGGCAGCCGAACAGGATCAACCTGTACACAGACGATGCGGTGATAATCCTCGTGAGAGACGGAAATACATGGTCGGCACAAAGGCTCGACCACGATATGGGCCGGCCTCTCATCGAACCGCTAGTGCATAAAGCATCGCTCGACAAGCCGTTGGGCAAGTCGCGCATAAGCCGTGCGGTGATGTCTATCACTGATTCTGGTGTGCGTGAAGTTCTCCGCACCGAGATATCGTCTGAGTTCTTCACTACACCGCAAAGGTACGTACTCGGTGCCGATGAGAGTCTTTTCGCGGATACGACGAAATGGGAAGCATACATCGGGAATTTCTTCGCATTAGGCGGTGCCGATGAAGACGGCAACATGCCGAAGGTGGGGCAGTTTCCGCAGATGTCGATGCAACCACACACCGACTACTTGCGCAGCCTTGCATCGCAGTTTGCCGGAGAAACGTCTATCCCGGTCAACTCGCTTGGAATAATCCATGACAACCCGGCTTCGGCAGAAGCTATGAACGCGGCGAACGAAGACCTCATCATCGAGGCGCAAAACCTCATCGATTCCAACGGCTCGTCTCTCAGGAGTATCGCGCTCATGGCGATGGCGATTATCGAAGATGTGACCATGGACGAGCTCACGGATGACCAGAAGGGGGTCATGCCAAGTTACAAGAACCCGGCGATGCCATCTATCGTATCACAGGCCGACGCGTGGACGAAGATAGTCAGCGTTGCCCCGGACGATGTGAAATCCGGTATATTCTCGTCTGATATATTCTGGGAGCAGCTTGGCTTCTCAGAAGACCAGCGAGACAGGATCATGAAAGCTATGACCAAAGCATCGGCAACTGCTACTATCAACTCGCTTATGAACGAGGCCAAGGCGGTGAAGAATGGACCGGCCTGATTTCCAAGACGTATGGGACTATGCAAAGCGGCTTCAAACCGTCTCCCTTGCGGCGCAGAACGAGTTGAAGTCTTTCTTCGCACTGCTTGACACATCTAATCCCGAATACGCACGCGACAAGCTCATAGCGTTTTGCCGCGCATTGTCCGATAAGTACGGCCCGGTATCGGGGCAGCTTGCCGCTGAGTGGTACGACAAGCTGAGGACGCAAGAAATCGGAAGCGGCTACACTGCGATAATTGGCTCCACTCCGCCGATAGGCAGCATAGAAGCATCGACTCGCTATATATGCGGCGACCTCTGGAACGAAGACTCGAACGATGCTTTGGGCGCACTTACCGGAATGGTAGACCGATACGTCAAGCAGGATGCCCGCAATACCATCATGGAGAACATCGCAAATGAAGTCGATGCAGGAACCATGAAATCGAGAAAAAGGTATCAGCGCGGAAGCACGTCTCCAGGGTTCGCACGAGTGCCGACCGGGCGTACTACATGCGCATGGTGCCTTCTGCTTGCCGGGCGCGGTTATGTCTACTGGAGTCCAGAAACAGCCGGAGAATTCAATAAATACCATGCTCATTGCGATTGCGTGATAGTTCCGGCATGGGGGAG